ACACATATGATAGCGTTGGTGAAAGAGAAGACCTGTCAGATGTTATTTATAGCATCTCGCCTACTGACACTCCATTCTTAAGCTCAGCTGCGAAAACACAAGCAACTGCAGTTTTACACGAATGGCAAACTGACAGTTTGGCAGCAGCTTCTACATCAAACGCTGTAATCGAAGGTGACGAAGCCACTTTGGATGCAATTACTGCAACAACTAGATTATCTAACTCTTGTCAAATTATGGACAAAACAGTTGTAATCACAGGTACGCAGGAAGCTGTAGACAAAGCTGGTAGAGCATCTGAGATAGCTTATCAAGTAGCTAAAAGAGCTAAAGAGCTTAAAAGAGACTTGGAAGCAATGCTTACAACAAACAACGCTGAAGTAACAGGTTCAGCAACAGCAGCAAGAGAAATGGGTTCATTAAGAGCATGGGTTGCTACTAATGACGTAATGGGAACTTCAGGTACATCTGGAGCAGCAGGTAATACTGCAGCGACTGACGGTACTCAAAGAGTTTTCACAGAATCTCTTTTGAAATCTGTAATTAAATCAGTATGGGATGCTGGTGGAAATCCAACTATGATTATGGTTGGTCCTTTCAACAAGCAAAAATTATCAGGATTTACTGGTAATAGTACTAGATTCGATGCAGGTGCTGATGCAACTTTATACACATCAGTAGATGTTTACGCTTCTGACTTTGGTCAATTGCAAGTAGTACCTAACAGATTCTCTAGAGATAGAGATGCTTGGGTATTAGACATGGATTTCTGGGGAGTAGCTTTCTTAAGAGACTTCCACATGCATGATCTTGCAAAAACTGGAGACACAGAGAAAAAACAACTGCTTTTAGAGGCAACTCTAGAATCAAGAAATGAAGCTGCAAGCGGCTGCGTAGCTGACTTAACAACTTCATAATAATATAAATGCGTAGGGGAGTAACCTCAAATCTACTCCCCTTGCACCTTAATAACATTGAAGTCTTGAGAGGGGTTAAAGACGGAACAATGAGGAAACAAAATGAGAACATTAAACGACTATTTTTTAACATCAACAATTGCAGACATTAGTACAGCATCATCAACATTCGTGCCTGTACCTGATGGAGGCAAAGTAATAAAAATTATAAGTGCACTTCAAGGTGCAATTGGAACAGCTGATGGCGGAATTACTTTCGAAATTGGCGGAACAGCTATAACTGGTGGCGGAATTACAGTAACACAATCTGGATCTGCAGCTGGAGACGTAGATACAGCAGAACCAACAGCAGCTAACGAAGTTGCTGAAGGTGGAACTATTGAAATGATAACTGATGGAGCTTCTAGTAATACAATTAAACTTGTTGTTACATTCGTTATAAGAAGATAATTTAAATCGGTAAATGTTCCTGGAACGTTCTGGGAACATTACCAAAACATAAGGAGAACAAAATATGCACTATGGTTTAAGACATGGAACTGTTCACAAGCTAACTTCTGGAAGTTCATCTTCTGCAAGTTCAGCTTTTTCAGCTAATATAGAATATATAAGAGTTGTAGGCACTATTGCGTGTCATATACATATAGCACCATCACCAACAGCAACTACAAGTACTACTTATTTACCTGCAGGAGAAGTTGAAACTATTAAAGTTTCAGCTGGAGAAAAGATTGCAGTATTAAGAATTGGTGGTTCTGACGGAGAATTATACGCTACAGAATTAACTGAATAATGGCTAAGGTACGAGCAACAGAATGGAATGCTGATGCTAGTAAGACTAAATACATCCAAGAGTCTGACGGCAAATTAACAATTAATAATCAGCAAAATCTCAATCCTTTATTAAAAAGGAATAAAGAATTATATACATCTAATGATGGATATACTGCTTCAAGAGATATGAGAAGAATTGCTAGTGTACCACCTATTATTCTTCAAATTTGGACTAAAGAATATAATGGCACACGAAATTGGTGGGCTTTACCAAAAGAAATACAAAAGAAAATAATGAGACAAAAACTAAACAGTAGTGAGTTTAGATATTTTAGAACATCAGAAGGAGCTTTATAATGGCAAAATCACCAGCATGGCAAAGAAAAGAAGGTAAATCACCATCAGGTGGATTAAATGCTAAAGGTAGAGCTAGTTATAAAGGTGGAACTTTAAAAGCACCTACAAAATCTAAAACAAGTGCTAGACGAAAATCATTCTGTGCAAGAATGAAAGGAATGAAAAGAAAATTAACTTCAGCTAAAACAGCTAGAGATCCTAATAGTAGAATTAACAAAGCATTAAGAAAGTGGGCGTGTTAAATGGCAGTATCAACATATACAGAATTAAAAGCATCTATAGCTAATTGGTTAAATAGAAGTGATTTATCAGATGAGATTGCTGATGACTTTATTAAATTAACTGAAGCAGATTATAATGCTAAATTAAGAATTAGAGAAATGGAACAGATAGATACTGTTACTATTAATGCTGAAACTGTAACTGTACCTACAGGATTTATAGCTGTTAGATCATTTTATATTTTACAATCATCTAACAAGTATCCTTTAGAATATATGACTCCACATAATATGTTTGAAACTAAAGGTGGATCTAGTTCTGGTAGACCTAGAGTTTATACTATAGAAGCAGATAACGAAACAGATCAATTTAGATTTGGCCCTAGTCCTGATACTAGCTATACAGGATATTTATCATACTACAAAAATATTGAAGCATTAAGTGCTTCTAATGCATCTAACCCAATATTATCTAAACATCCAGGAATTTATTTATATGGAAGTCTTTATCATGCATCTAATTTTTTAGGAGGCATGGATCCAAGTCAATCTCAGAATTGGTTACAAATGTATATCGCAGCTATGGAAAGATGCGAGAATAACGATAAACAAGATTCATATGGTGGAGCACCTGTTACACAAAGAACAGATGTTCAAACGGATCTATCATTTTACAGGAATAGATAATGCAGATACCTTTTGGAGAATGGCTACCTGATCAACCTAAACATAAACAAAAAGGAGCTACAGTAGCTATTAATGTTTATCACGCAGCTAATACTTATAAAAGATTTCCATCTTTAGTTGATTATAGTGGATCATCTAATGTTGTTAAAGATTCTACTGGAGCAGGATCTTTTAGAGATAACTCTAATACAGTTTACAACTTTATATCTACGCAAGATACTTTATATAATTTAGCATCAGGTTCATTTTCAGACTTAGGTGCAGGAGGAACATTATTAAATAATTCTTATGCTACTTGCACAATAACAGTTTCTGATTACGCAAATATTGGTGCTTCTAAAACTATTACTTTAAATAAAAATGATGGAACAACTGTTGTATTTACTTCAGTTACAAGCAGCCCTTCAACAAATCAATTTCAAGTACAAACAAATAATAATACTACTGCTACAAATTTAAAAAATACTATTAATGGTCATGCTGATTTTTCAGCAACAGTATCATCAGAAGTAGTTACAGTTACAAGAGCTGCTGTTGGCAGAGATAATTTAACTAATGTTTCATCTGATACAACAAGATTAACAACTACAAATTTTACTGGTGGAACACCTTTAACTGGAGCCTCAGATGATTTTGGTACATTTACTCAGTTTGGTGAATATGTATTATTTAGCAATGGAGTAGACGCACCTCAATATTATTTAATGGGAACATCCACTGTATTTGCTAATCTTAGTGCAATAGTAACTGCTGGCACAGCACCTGTATTTAGAGTATCAGGAGTTGTTCGAGACTTTTTGGTGACTGGTAATATAGTAGGTGCAACAAATAGAATACAATGGTCTGGCATTAATGATATTACGGCATGGTCAGGTAAACAATCTGATTCTCAAGATCTTCCAGGATCTGGTGGACAAGTCGTAGCAATAACATCAGGTGAAGTTGGTTATGTTTTTAGACAAAATCAAATCATTCGTATGGACTATGTTGGTGGTAATACTGTATTTAGACTTTCGGTAATTTCACCTAATAGAGGTGCAATGTTTGGAAGAACAGTTTGCCAAGATAATAGACAAGTTTTCTTTTATGCAGATGATGGTTTCTATCAAATTAATGGTGATACTGTTTTACCAATAGGTGTAGAAAAAGTTAATAGATTTTTTGATTTAGATTTAAACAAAGCATTTGCTGATAGAATATGTGCAGCAGTAGACCCATTTAATCAGTTAGCTATGTGGTTATATCCTAGTGCATCTAATACTGCTAATACTACTGGAATTTGTGATAGAATTATAATCTATAATTATGCTACTAAAAAATGGTCTTTAGCTGAAGCTAATGCTAGTACAATTTTCTCACAGTTTATTGGAGCTTATACAGTAGAATTAATGGATATTATATCTGAAAACTTAGATAATATTAATGCATCTTTAGATACAGATTTTTGGTCTGGTGGACAAATGCTTTTAGGAGCAATTGATTCAGATTATAAAGCAGCAATCTTTTCAGGAACATCTAATGAATGTGAAATAGAAACTGCAGAAATAGAACCTTTCCCTGGACTTAGAGCTAATATTACAGGTGTAAGACCTATTGTAGATGCAACAGCAACATTAACAGTAAAAGCTAGAGAACGATTAGCTGATACAGCATCTGAAACAAGTTCAGTATCTATGAGAGATAGTGGAATAAATCCAGTTAGAAAATCTGGAAGATATATTAGAGCAAATGTTAAAGTACCATCAGGTACTATATTTACTCATGCACAAGGTATAGATCTTGTAGCATCAAGAGCAGGAACACGATGAGTGATAAAGTTGATATAGATAATGTAAGGTATTCAATAGAAACACAAGAATACTTTCAAAGACAAATTGAAGAAGCAATGAATCAATTAGTTAACAAAAATAATACTGAAAGCGATAAAGCTTTTAGTTGGTTTATGAATTAAGGAGAATTATGGCAGGAACATTTATAGGAAAATACGATACAACAGCAGGCAATAACTCAGCAACAAGTTCTAATTCAGTATCTGTTGCGGAGGGTATGTTACCGTCTAATATTAATAATGCTCTCAGAGATATGATGGCAGATATTAGACAGTTTTACAATTCTGTTGAATGGATCGAATACGGAGATGGAGCAGGAACATATACACCTGCTTATGCATCTTCTACGAGTTTTACAATAGCAGGAGTTGATGTAACTTCAGCTTATCATGTTGGAAGAAGAGTTAAAGTTGTAGCATCAACACCAGGAACGATCTATGGATCTATTACTGCTGTTGCTTTTTCAACAAATACTACAGTAACAGTTGCTTGGGATTCAGGATCTTTATCCAATGAATCTATTACTTCAGTACATATTGGTGTTATTAGTGCATCCAATACTTCACTACCTGAAACTACAGCAATAACTGGAGATTATACATTAGATGTATCAGGCGATATTATTTTAGACGCTGATGGTGATAATGTTACTCTTAAAGCCGCAGGAACTACTTCATTAGACTTTGTTTTAAATGGAGCTACAAGTGCTACATTAGATGCACCTGGTGATATTCACCTAGATGCTGGTGGAGCTGATATTAAACTTTTAGATGATGGTACTCAATATGGTAATCTAAAAAATAATAGTGGTGAATTAAGAATTACTTCAAGCTCATCAGATACTACAGCTATTTCAATGAGTGGAGCTAATGTTACAATTGCTGGAGACTTAACTATCTCTGGTGATGATTTAACAATGGCAACTAACACTTCTGGTGCAGCTCTTATTGGAGATGGTACAAATTTTAATCCAGTAGTTATATCTGGAGATATTTCAATTGGAACAACAGGAACAGCAGCAATTGGCTCAGGCGTAGTAGTGAATGCTGATGTAAGTTCTTCAGCAGCTATAGCATTTTCTAAAATGGCAGATCTTACTGCATCAAGAGCTTTATATTCAGATAGTAATGGAGATGTTACTGTTAGTGATGTAACAAGTACAGAACTTGGTTATTTGGATGGTGTTACTTCATCTATTCAAACTCAATTCGATGGAATATCTGCTGGTACTGTTTCTACTATTAATGATAATAATTTTACTATACAAGATAATTCTGATACAAGTAAAAAAGCACAATTTCAATGTTCAGGAATATCAAGCTCTACAACACGAACTTATACTTTGCCTGATGCAAGTGTAACTTTAGGAGATGTATCGCTTACAGGAACTCAAACTTTAACAAACAAAACTTTAACAGCACCTAAGTTTGCTGATGCTGGTTATATTGCAGATGCAAATGGAAATGAATTAGCTATATTACAAACAACTAGCTCAGCTATTAATCAATTTGATATAGCTAATGCAGCAACAGGAAATGATCCTACTATTACATCAACAGGTGGAGATTCAAATGTAGGATTAGGTATTGTAGCGAAAGGCACTGGTGTAGTTCAAATAACATCATCAATGAACCCAACAATAACAAGCACAGGAAAAGCTCTAGTTATGGGGTTTTAATAATAACAATAAGAGGTAAAAAAATATGGCAAGTGAAGTATTAAAAGTATCACATACAGCTGGAGTTACAAATTCAGAAAGTGTTTTGATTAATGGAGTAAGTGGTCATACTTATACAATTTTAAGTATTACAATTTGCGAGACTGCAGGTGCAGCTGAAACTATTGATCTTTACATTGACGATAATGGAGGTGGTACAGATTATGAAATTCTTTCTGATCAAGCTGTGGGTGCAAATGAAACTTTTGTATTTAATGACAAATTCGTTATTGAAGGTACAGATCATTTATGTGCAGCAACTGCATCATCAGCAAATGTTGATATAGTTGTAAGCTACTTAGATCAAACATTATAATAAAAGGAGATAAAAATTTATGACTGGAAAAATAACTAATAATTTAGGTAGATCATCAGGTGTAGTAAAAGCTGTTGCTACAGGAACTGTTGTTAATTGGTGTACAACAGCAAAAACATCTGGTTTTACAGCAGCTTCAACAAACGGATATTTTATTAATACATCAGGAGGAGCTGTAACTGTTACATTACCTTCAAGTCCATCAGCAGGAGATATAGTTGGTATAAAAGATTATGCTGGTACTTGGGGAACAGCTTGTAAAGCAGTAACAATCGGTAGAGGTGGTTCTAAATTAGATGGAGATTGTGCTGACGCTATAAGAAATACAGCACATGAAAGTTTAACTTTAGTTTATGTAGATGGTACACAAGGATGGAAATCTATTGAAGAAGGCACAGGTAATATTGGAGAAACTTTTATGTGTGCTAGTGGTGGAAATACTACAATTACATCAGGAGATTATAAGACACATATTTTTACAGGAGATGGAACATTTACAGTAAATTCTATTTCTGCATCAGCAGCTAATAATATAGTTGATTATGCAGTTATAGCAGGAGCTGGAGGTGGAGGTTCAAACAACTATGGTGGAGGTAATCCTCCAAGAGGTTCAGGTGGAGGTGGAGCTGGTGGTTTTAGAATTTATTCTACAGCACCAGGATCAAACTCTCCTTTAAATAATTCAGGAGCAAGTCCCAACACAGCAATTACAGTAACAGCAACAAACTATCCAATAACTATTGGAGCTGGGGGAGCAGGTGCACCTTCTGGAAGTCCAGACGGAGGTTCTAAAGGTAATAATTCAGTTTTTTCTACAGTAACATCAGCATTAGGTGGAGCTGGTGGTGGTCATTGTAATATGTGTTGTAGAGATGGTGGTTCAGGTGGTGGCGGAAGAAATGCAGTTTGTGGTGGAGCAGGAAATACACCTCCCGTTGCACCCCCTCAAGGTAATCCAGGAGGAGATGGAGGAGCATCAAGCGGAACTTTTAATGGAAGTGGTGGAGGTGGAGCTGGTGCGGCAGGTTCAGATGGTGATCCATCGGGTGTCGGTGGAGCAGGTAGTTTTATAGCTGATCCATTTTTTGGTCCAACAGCACCAAGTTATGGTTCACCTGGTCCAACAAGTTCAACAAGATATTTTGCAGGTGGTGGAGCAGGAAGTCCTGGTCCAGGAGGTGCAGTAAGTGGTGGTGATGGAGGTGGTGGTCCAAAAGGAACTTCTGGTACAGCTAACACTGGTGGAGGTGGTGGAGCTAATAGTCCTGGTACTGGAGGAACTGGTGGTTCAGGAATAGTAATGATTAGGTATAAATTTCAATAATTAATTAAGGATAAACATTATGGCACATTATGCAAAATTAGGAATAAACAGTAAAGTTATAGCAGTTCATGTTGTAGCTGATAAAGATTGTAAAAATGCAGATGGTATAGAAGATGAAGAAGTAGGTAGACAGTTTTTAGAAAATATTCATAACTATCCTTTGTGGAAACAAACATCTTACAATACACAAAGAGGACAACATAATAATGGCGGAACACCTTTAAGAGGTAACTTTGCAAGTATAGGTATGATTTATGATGAGGATAATGATTTGTTCTTACCAAAAAAACCTTATGCTAGTTGGAGTTTAAATGTTTCAGAAGCAAGATGGCAATCACCAATAGGAGATGCTCCTAATTTTACAGAAGAACAAACTTCACAGAACGAAGCTGGAACTCATCTATGGAAATACAATTGGAATGAGTCTGGACAATCTTGGGATATAGAAAATAAATTAGCTTAATTTATGCAGAAGGTGGTACTGTCGGAGATTAGTTTAATTCATGGATCTGCCGATCTTCCTAAAGGTTTTGAAATTAACAGAGAAAAGATTAAAAACGATATTATTAAATCTTTTATAGATCAAAAAAGAATCAATACAAATTTAAAAGCATATTCATACGAAGATTATGAAGTGCCTTTTTCACAACCTTTACAATGGTTTAAAGATTATATTAGAGATAATATTATAGCAGAGTATGGATTTACTTTAATTGAAAAATCACAACATGGAAATGTATTTTATCCTAAAGAAAAATCATTTCTTAGATATAACATAGAGCCTGTAGATTTAAAAAACTCACCTGATTATACATTAATTTATGCTTTAGATTGTGAAAAAGATTCTTGTGAACTTGTTATTGAATATGATGATAATAGAAGAAAAAATAGAACTTGGCATATACCTGTGCATAACAATCATTTCTATATGTTTCCCGCTACACAAAAATACTTTATAACTAAGAATAACTCTAAACAACTAAATGTTATCTTAATTATTAATTATGAATATCTCTAATACAGTTACTATTATAAATAATTTTTTATCAAACACAGAAATAAAAAATTCTATGAACGCTTTTAAATTATCAAAAGATGTAAGAAAATTTAAAGATAGGTTTATTGTTCCTTCTGATGAAGTTAAAGATTATAAAAAAATAGTTAAAAAATTAGAAGATTGTTTTTATTTAAAAGTAGATTGGTGGCAAGTAATAAAATGTCCTATTGGTTCAACAATGGATAAACACATAGACACATCAGAAAAAGAAACAATAGCTTCTTTTATAATTTTTTTAAATGATAATTTTCAAGGTGGTCATTTAATTTTTAGTGATGGAATTAGTGTACACCCTAAAAAAGGAAGAATAGTTTTTTTTGATGGACCTAATTTAATACATGAAGTTAATAAAAATATTGATGGAGAAAGATACATATTAGCAGGATGGTTTTGTAAATGAATATATCTAATTACTATTGGTATTTTCAATCTGCAATACCACCAAGAATATGTGATATGATTGTGCAATATGGTAAGTCAGAAAAACAAAAAGAAATTATGGGTATTACAGGTGGTTTTGGCAGAGATAGAGATTTAAACAAACAACCTCTTAACAAAAATGAAATAAAAAATTTACAAAAAAAAAGAGATTCTAATATTATATGGATGAACGATAGATGGATATACAGAGAAATTCAACCTTATATTAGAATAGCAAATAAAAACGCAGGTTGGAACTTTGATTGGGATTGGTCAGAATCTTGTCAGTTTACAATATATAAAAAAGGTCAATATTATGATTGGCATTGTGATAGTTGGGATAAACCATATAATGAAGATGGTCCAGCAAAAGGAAAAATAAGAAAACTATCTGTAACAGTAACATTAACTAACCCTAAAGAATATAAAGGTGGTGAGTTAGAATTTGATTTACGAAATAAAGATCCTGATAAAAAAGCAAATATAAAAACTTGTACAGAAATATTGCCAAAAGGCTCTTTGGTTGTATTTCCTTCGTTTGTATGGCACAGAGTCAAACCCATAACTAAAGGAGAAAGGAATAGTTTAGTTATATGGAATCTAGGTTATCCATTTAAGTAATATGAATAATATAAAACAAGGCGGAAGTAATACAACACAACAAGCAAAAGGACACGTAAATTTTAAATCTGCATTTTATTTTCAAACACCAGTATGGATTGCAGAAGCACCAATGTTTTTAAAAAATGCAATTAAAGTCACTAACAAATATATTAAGAAAGCTGAAAAAACACTTAAAGATAATTTAAAAAAAGAACCTAAATGGAAAAAAGATATAGGAACATTTGGTATGTCAGCACATAGCGTAAATATGTCTGATGATCCTGAGCTAAAAGATTTAGTACAATTTGCGGGACAACGATCTTATGAATTTTTAGATTGGTCTGGCTTTAATTTACAAAACCATAGTTTACATTTTACAGAATTTTGGGTTCAAGAATTTAGTGATAAAGGTGGAGGACATCATTCAACTCACGCACATTGGAATCAACACGTATCGGGTTTTTACTTTTTAAAATGTAGTGAGAAAACATCTTATCCTATTTTTCATGATCCAAGACCAGGTGCTATAATGACAAAGCTACCATTAAAAGATGATAAACAACTAAGTATGGGTACAAATCAAGTTCACTACAAACCTAAACCAGGAACAATGATTATTTTTCCAGGTTATGTTCCACACGAATATGCGGTAGATGCAGGACTAGATCCATTTAGATTTATACATTGGAATATTAAAGTTGTTGAAACAGCAATATCAAAAGAAAAAAGTCAAAAAGATGAGCTTCAAAAAAAATAAATACATTGTAATTAAAGAAGCTGTACCAAAAAATATAGCTACATTTGTTTATAATTATTTTATGATGAAAAGACAGGTAGCAAAAACATTATTTAATGAAAGATATATCTCTCAATTTACAGAAGAATGGGGTACTTGGTCAGATCAACAAGTTCCAAATACATACTCCCACTATGCAGATATAGCTATGGAAACTTTATTAATTAGAACTTTACCTATTATGGAAAAGAAAACAGGATTAAAATTAAATCCAACATATTCTTATGCAAGAATATATAAACCTGGTGATGTACTACATAGACATAAAGATAGATTTAGCTGTGAAATATCTACAA